TAAATAGCGTTTACGCTTTCTTTTATTTCGTTTAGGTCTGCGGCTTTTACCTTGTTTATATTAGGTAACGCACTTACTACGTTATCTACCTTGTCTGTATATGTTATTTTGCTCATATCTTAGCTTTGTAATTCTGTTTGTATTTCGGCTTGTAACCCTCTAGTCGTTCCTAACGGCTCAACTCTATTAGATAATTCTAAGACCGCCCTATAATATGTATGGTCTTTTAAATCGTCTGTTAAGTATGTAACGCCTTCATTTACGCTAGTATATACTTTAAAACCATACTCCGACAAATCTAAATAATCTGCCGACCTGGTTCTTAGCAAAGATAATATTTTTGAAATTGCCAAATTACAATCTAATTCGCCGCCATTATCGCCTACAAATCTAGTAACAACCTCAACCCTGGTAATTAATTCCATTGTTAGACTGCTTTGGTTTTGGTCTACTTCATTATTTGAAACGCTATAAACTATAATGTAAGGCGCCACGGCATTGCTAGGCACTCTGTTGTAAATAGGCAACGCTTGGTTATTTATTAAAACCTCGCCATTTAGTTTCTCTATTATCGCCTTGCGTAAGTAATGTATTGCTTCTAGCATTATCTAGTCAGTTTTTTTATGCGGTTATTTATATCAATCATTCCCTTTGCCAATGCTATGCGTAATGAACTAAAAAAGAATGGCCTAGCTGGAAGGTTTACCTCTCTTATGCCTTTACCTTTAAACTGGGCCGCATAGCTTGCCGGTATGCCTAATTCCTCCATTTCACTAAGGTTTACTAACCTACCAGTCCCATATTCTACATAAGGCGCATATTTTACGCTTGCTTTATATTCAACTGTATTTTTATCTTTTTTGCTTACCGATATACTCCTTTTTAAATCGCCATTATCTACAACAACATTTTGTTTTGCAATCCTAGCAGCATCAAATGCAATAGCCGTAACACCATTACTCATTTCCTGCTCGCTTAAACTTTTAAGCCTTGCAATCTTTTTATTTAGCGCCTTTAAATGCGGCTGGCTTATCTTGGCTTGCATTATTCTACTTTTGTGGCCATAAGCGTAGTATAAAAGTCTAATGTACTTTCGTACTTATCATTTATGCGGTAATTACCGCTTTCGCTATTTACTACTATCGTATCGCCTATATTAATCTGGTCTGCGCTCTTTTTACGCATTGTTATTTTTATTTCAGTACTAAGCGCACGCTTGCCGCTTATAGTGTCAATTTCGCCTTTTACAATATCTACATCAGCCCAAAATGTTACGCTATATTCGGCGGTATTATTCCAACCTCCAAACTCGTCTTGAACCCTTGTATATTTTGTAGCCGTTACTCTACTATTTAATTTGCCTGCCTGCATATTATATAAACATAGTTTTATAACCAGCTAAAATGCTTTTAACATCAGTTGGCACTTTGTTTACGTTTCCAGCAGAAACAGAAAAATCTGCTCTGTTATCGTAGAAAGTACTAACCAATTGCAATAACGCTTGTTTTACTAAGCCATCGTTTAAACCAGTTGTTGTATAGGTAACTTTGACGTTATCGGCTGGGCCACCGTCTAATTCAATGCTTAAATCGTCCAAACCGTACTCTGTATATTGAGCGGCCGACCCATTAATTAAAACGCTTACAACGCTTGCAATAGGCGCAAAAGGTAAATCAAATAAACCGTTTGTTGTCGGCAAATAGTAAGTTCTGTTTTTAGCTACAATATCGCGGCTAATAAAATTCTCGCACCATATACGCGCCTCTGTAATCATTTGCGTAATTAAGGCATCGTCTGCATTGGTGTCAATTCTTACATAGTCCTTTACATCTTGGGCCGTAATAATCTCATTCCCTAGCGTACTGTTTATTTTAACTTGTCGCATTGCTTATTTCTTTTTAGTTCTGCGCTTTCTAGGCGCCTTATCTTCTTTGGTTTCAATTACAACCTTTTGTTCTTTTTCCTTATGCTCAACTGCAATACCCACGGCTAAATACTGCCTAGCTATTTCAGCGCTTACTTCTACAATAGTATTTTTTTTATGCACTTGGCTGCCATTGACAACGCTTTTTAACATCAATAATTTCATTGTATTTATTTTTTGTAAAGATAAAAAAAAAGGCACTACCAAAAGATAGCGCCCTTACCATTAACCAAACTGAATTTATTATGAATCAAAACAGTAACGCAAAGTTATTAAATTTATCTCTATTTTGTTTATTTAATCGCATACTTATTTGACCGGTGTTTGGCATTATTAACCAATCGCCTGTCTGGTGCAAATAAATAGCGTAATACTCAAAGTCTGTATGCTTGTACCTATTATTGCCCCATTGTATCATATCGTTTTTATCGCCTCTTTCGCTTATGCTCCTGGACTTAACTTGTATTTTAATAAGGCGTTTACCATTGTCAATTATGCAGTCGTAAACACTAGCGTCCAAAATAGGCTTTGACACTTGCAAACCTAACTCCATACAAATAGCAAAAAATTTGTATTCTGCCAGGCAACCAATTTGATTAATATCGGTTAGCATAAATCAAAGCTACAAAAAAAAGGCACCTAATGCAATTTAAGCGCCTTTTTCTACAAACATAAACAAACTACTTATTTCTTTTTAAAACTCGCTATAATCGTGTTTATTTGAAGCCCTAGCATAAAGCTAATAACCGTAAAACTAAACCAGTTAAAGTTTATAAATGTATTTACCCACCAAAGGCCGGCAACCAATAATAATATAATAATGTTTCCAATTTTCTCGCTAGTCATAAGTTTAATTTTAATTAGTATTTAATTTTTTAATGCAAAGGCGTTGTATATCTTCAATTTGTCTGTAATCAAATACATCGTATATATCAACTTCCCCAGCAAATATATGGTAAATTTCAAACTCGTCGCCACTACCAGGGTAGTCAAACGCTCGTTCCTCGCCTTCGTAATATTCGCCTTCAACTGTAAGGCTAACATCTCTATAATTGACCGGTAATAATCTCATATTCTATTTCCATTTTTTTAATTAGTAATTCCCTTACTTTTTTCAGTTTGTTTTTGACCAGCGCATTGTCCGAAACTTCGGCTAAATAAATGCAGTCGTTTAAATGCTCAAATACTTCGTCCATAGGTTGGTTATTTTAATTATCGTATTGGCCAAAATCCCAATCTTGCCAATCCTTTATTATTTCCTTTGCAAATGCTTTGCTGCTTACGCCTACAATTCTATCTGTTTCAATAGCCCTAACAAAGTACTTACATTCCTTTGTATTGTTTGCTTCCCATTCTCCTTTTCTGTTATCTAAAATTTCAAAAGTCATATCTGTTTCGTTTTGCTTTAGCTAATTTAAAATAAATTTTTAATATACCAAACAAAATGCAAAAATATTTTTAATTTATTTTTTAAGCATAAAAAAACCCCAGCCGTTAAGCCAGGGTTTAGTTTGTTATTTGCTAACTAATTAGGCAGTCTCTAAAGCTGCTTTGTCAGTTGCGAAATCTCCAGTTACGAATCCGTTTGGTAAGTAGTTAGTTAAAGCTACTCGCTCGCTTACTCTTACAGTAACAAAACCGTCTCTTACGTTAGTTCCATCTTCTCTAAAGAACTCAACAGATACGTTATCTCTAACCCATAGTTGCGTTCCCATTCCGAAGTTACCAACTAAATAGTCTCCAGTTGGTATAGCCGTGTTAATTACAACAGGCACTCCTAAGAAAGTAGGCTGCAATCCAGCGTAAACAGAATCTTTAATATAGTGGTTGTCAGAACCTTTCAATAATAAGATTTTGTGGAAATCTGTTGGGTTTAGCATAATGTAATCAGCGTTGTAGTTAGATAACGCTAATTGGTTTAATGCAGCAGTTAATACGTCAAACTCGTTAGCAGCTTCAATTGCTCCAGCAAAAGCGCCAGCAGCAAAAGCAGTTGCATCTGTAATGATACCAGACAAGTTAGACCCTGTTCCAGCACCGCTTAAAATTTGCGTGTCCTCAACTTCTAATAATTTTTCAGGCGCTCTAGCCGAAAGGTAAGAAGTAAGTTGTGGCGTATCAGCTAACATCTCTTCTGAAATACGGAAGTAAGTACCGATTTTTCTAACGTTAGCATCAGCAGCAGTCATATCGAAATCAGACTGGGCCAAAGTAACACCTTCTGCAACTGGTGCAGCAGCGTTATTGTATCCACTTTCTTTTACGAATCTTACTACATCAGATGAAGTAGAACCTTGTGGAATTAATTGTCTTGCGTGTACAGGTCTTGTTGGGTCAAATTTGTACCCAGCAACTCTGTCAGCAGGAATAACCTCGCCAGTAAAATCAGCGCCAGTTGTCATATCTGCTTTAATTTCAAAAGAAGCAGAACGAGAACCACCTTTTACAAGGCTTTCGATTGCTCCGTCTTTTAATGCAGTTAATAAACCGTTTTTAAAGGTTGCAGGCTTAGAAGCCTCAAAACGCTTTTTGTTAGCAGTTTCGTTAGCGTCTAATCTTTCGTTAAGTTCATTGAACTTGTTTACAAGGTTAGTA